TTACGCGGTTTTGCTTTTTCGATCTTGGGACTTTCCCTGGGACTCTGCCGCAGTTTCCATCGCAAGCCTCAAATCCTCGTCCGTGACGTGCGCATACTTGGTCGTCGTGGCGATGTCCTCGTGCCTGAGGAGCTTCTGAACGAGCTTCAGGTTACCACTTGAGCGCAGCAGGCGGGTCGCGGCCGTGTGCCGATTGTCGTGGAAGCGGAAATCAGTCACGCCCGTCTCTTCCTTCGCCAGTGCCCGGCGCCAGGCTGTCTTGGTGCCCTCATAGGTCATCGGGCAATACTCACCCTTGGCCCGGTGCCCCTTCCGAGGCCGGCGCACCTTGTAGGCGAACACGGCTTCCGGGTGGCGCCCCTGGAGCGGGAAGAGCAGCTCACGCAGATCCTTCGTGAGCGGGATCTTGGCCCGCTTGTTGCCCTTGCCGAGCACAGAGACCGTGCGGCCATGCCAATCGATGTCAGACCATTTCAGGTTCACGCATTCGGATAGCCGGAAGCCTGAGAGCAGGGCGAAGCGGAAGACCGCCTGATAGTCCTCGGTCAGGGCGGCGACGATCCGCGCTTCCTCGTCCTTGGTCAGCTCCCGCACCCGCTCATCGGGCTCTTCCAGCAGGTGGCTGTCCCAATTGATCTTGCCAACCTTCTGATCCCAGGCATCGGCCGCCTTGCGCAGTACCCGCCGCAGGGGTTCGGTCACGGTGCGGTTGACAGTGGCGTTCTTCACGCCCTCGCCGCGCCGCGTGGCGACCAGATCCGAAACAAGGCGGTTGGTGACTTCGGAGAGCAAAAGGTCGGCACCTGCATGTTTAACGAGCCACGCCAGAGAGGACTTAAACGTTTTTCTGGCGTTGCCGTTGTAGTATTGACCAATATCGATCCAGAATTTACCACAGGCGATGTCCAATGTCATCGGGGCTTCTGCAAGAACAGCTTCGTTTCGCAGAAGTTCTTTTGCCCTTTCCCGCTCGCGTTCCTCTACCTTGCGGGCTTCTGATTTCGTTCGGCATTCAGTATTGCCGTGAAACCGACGACGTTTGTACTGGAAGTCGTAGACGTAGAACGGCGACGTGTTCCCGTCCTTGTCCTTGGGCCTGTAGACTGACATGTATCGGTCCTTCGTTGGCGAGCAATGAAAGCGGCGAGGTCGTCAGGGTGGAACATTCGCCGTTTGCGCCGCAAGCCTAGACCCTTGGCGATATAAGATATCTCTCCGTTGTTGACGTACTGCCGGAGGAGCTTGTCGGACATCCCCAGCTCTTCGGCCGCTTCGGAAAGGGTGAGTAGTTTGCTCATCGTCCTCAATCATCCATGACCGTAGGGGAAGCGCAGATCCCTTCCGTCTCCGCGCTTCGATTGTTTGAGTTCAGGGGGTTAGGGAAGCGCCCGGCAAGCGGGGTCTGTCGCATTGGCGGGCATAATCTAAGCAGATGCGGGCTCGGCGCAGATGGTATTCACGTTCATAGGGTGTGAGGTAAGCCCGCAAGAGCCAAAGCCGGTAGAACCTGTTCCATGCGGCCGCGGCCAATTCTGCGAACCCTCGGGCGGCTGTGCCTGGGATAGACCAGCCACGCACATCTAAGCCTCGGCGTTCCTGATCGGCTACAAGGGCGTCATTGGCACGGCGTTGGATATCGCCTTTGGTGTAGCCTTCCCGCTCGTGTCGTCTCATACCCCCTTCTCCTGTTCCTGGGAGATTGAAGAGGGGGAAAAGGGCGTCTCGGCTACGCCGACCGCGCTCGCGTCCTTCGGATCAAGCCCTTCGGTCTTGACCCCTTCGGGGCGCAGATCGCTGACGCGAACCATTGCCGCGTCGATGGCGTCCCGGCACGACTTCAGGCCATTTGCCGCCATGTCGTTCAGGTCAACCTTCATGTCCGACAGCAGCAGACGGTTGACGTTGTGGTTGATGACCAGCTCCCATTTGTAGGTCGTGCCCCAGGCCGTATTGAGCCGAGCATTCAGCCCGTCGAGGAAATCGAGCCGCGCGGCGTCCTTCCGCAGCCGCTCGATCTCGCCAGCCGCCTCCACTAAGAGGGCTTTCCCAAACTGGCTGTTCTCGTCCCACTGGCGTAGCCGCTTAACGATGTCACTCATGCCTTCTCTCCTTTGAAGGCTTCTCCAAGGCGCACGGCGAGCGTCGTTAGGTAGGCGGAGACAGGGTGGACGGGCTCTCCTGATGGGATACCTTCGTCCAGCATGTTCTTGGCTTTCTGGATGCCCTCGCGGACAGCTTTAATCTCCGCCTTCAGCCGCTCGTTTTCAGCATCCCTGTCGGCCACAACCAGCATATTCCAATCGGCGGCTTTGTGTGCGCCGTCGCGCTCTCGCTCCAGCCGCTCAATTTCCTGGGCCGGTTCAACCGCAGCATACCGGGCACCGTCAGGTGTCGCGCCTGGGCAGTTGTCCAGAATGCTTTGCGTGATGCGTTCAACATGGCGGCTTGCCTCCGTCTCGCGCAAAGGATCGAAGCCGGAACGGCCATGACCTGAAAGGGCATGGTCCGCAGGACGAGAGCCTGGCCCCGTCAGGGGTGCGCCCTTACTCATACCCCCTCCCGAAGGAGAGGATTGGGACAGGAGGGCGAGTTCCGTCTGAGCCTCAGCATTCTGGCTGCGTTCCAGTTCCGTGGCGCAGAAGTCGTACAGGGTGATGTACTGGTCGTACCAAGCCACATCATCGCAGACACGACCATCTTCGCAGGCTTGCATAATCGAACGGAGGGCGCGCTCGAGGATCTTCTCTCGCATCTCAGTCATGGCGTGTCTCATTCTTGATGGTGGGGCGGGTGAGGGAGGGAGGCTCGGGGAGAGGCATCCAATGGGTCACCTCCCATGTGGGCTGGCCAGAGCAGCGGAACATGCGCTTACCGGCGTCATAGAACCCCAGCCGAATGCCCCATCCGCCGCCCATACGAGCCTCGGTATCGAGAATGCCGCAATGGCCGTTGAGGAAGCACAGCACATCCTCGCTGTCCTGGCCCTGCTCGCCGGGGAGGCGATCATTCACGTCGATCCAATCTGTCATCTTACCGGCCATTGCTCTCGCCTCCCTTTATGGAGAGGGCAGCATCTCCCTCATCCATCTGCCTCATCGAAGGGCGATAGAGCCCGGTGCTGCGCATCTCTCCCTTGAGGGCTTCGCGTAACCGCTTGGCCTCGGAGCGGGCGTGGCTGGCGGTTTCGGTCATGTCGAGCAGTTCCCCCTCCAGACGTGCCTTGACGCCCTGTAGCCGCTCGATCTCGTTGCCCCAATCGCGTTTTGCATCTTCATAAGCGCGGACGATCTTGGCGGACTCCTCCAGAGCCGCCTTCATCGCTTCTGCTTGAGATTGAGAGGCGTCCCTTTGGGCGATCACCTTGCCATGCTCAAAGCATTCGTCGTGCAAATCCGCCCGTAGCCGCTCATTCTCCACTCTCAGCCTCTTGTTTCCCTCTGTAGAGGTGGTGAGGAGGGAGGCGAACTGATCGGCGATTGCGTCGAGTTCCGTATGATGACATGGGTCGCCCCACTCATTGATGGATCGAAACCCGCGCAGTCGGGCTATCACCTTCTCTACATCTCCAGGGGGGAGGGTCTTCTCGGTCTCGGTCGTGCTCATTGTTCAACCCCTCTCGTCCATGCCTCTACGATGGTCTTGGCCCGCTCCAGATCGTCATAGACGCCGAGGCTCTTGGCCGTGGATCCGATGCCGCCGAAGGCCCGCCAGCCGGCACCAGAGGGCCACACAGATCCGACCGTCACGCCATCGAGCCGCATGCGCCAGCGGGATCCGCCGAGCGTGCCTCGGCGCCAGCTCCAGTCCACGCCCTGCTTGCGCCAGGAACCCGGGCGCCACTCCTGCGCATAGCGGTCTTGAACGGTGATCATTTCGACCTCCGAACGACAGACCCATCCATCCGCTTCTTAAATGGCGAATTGCGTCCGAACGGCATGGGCGTCTTTGATCGGTGAACGCCTGTATGGCGATCCTGCCGGCGAACGGCTCGAGCCAGGTTCCCCTTATCCTCGGCCGTCTTGACCTTGTGGCAGTCGACATGCGCAGGCTTCATGTTGTCGTCGGTGTCGGCAAGCTTCCCAAGCATGGAGCGGGGGATGACATGCTCGACTTCCCAGCGCTGGCGGGTGCCGTCGATCTTCATCCCACACAGGTGGCAGACGCCGCCGTGCATGAGGAAGAGCTCCCGGCGCTTCTTGTCAGAGAGGGAGGGGCGGGGATCGGTCATGCTGCCTCCAGGGGAGAAGAGAAGATCACGCCTTGGGCGCCAAAGTGGCGCTGGATCTCATCGAGGTAGCGGGTCTTCTGCGCCACCGACATCAAACGAGTTACGGGAAAGTCGAACGGCTCAGCCATCATTGCCAGCTTGGTCGCATAGGGCAGGGAGCGGATATGCGCGTCGTACTTCTGCGCGAACAGCTCGCTTTCAGACCGCAGGATTGGGATGCCGATCGTTAACTTGCAGTAGGCGCGAACCTCCTCCGCGGTCTGGTCGGTCTGCTCGGCAATCTCGCTCAAGAGTCGGCGCTGCAGCCTGTTTTGATCGACGGAGCGACGCTTGCCCTTCACGATCTCAACCGTGAAGGGAAGCTCGCGGGCCTGGATCAGGCGCATCAGACCTTGCCGGTCAGCTTCCGTGGCGACGACGCGGGTGGTCATGCCGCCTCCCGGAGCTCATGGAGCCGTTCGGTGTAGGCTGTGCGCACCTCATCGACAGCCTTCTCGTTCATCAGATCGATGTACTGCTTGGCCGTCGCATAGACTCCCTTCAGGCTTTCCACGCTGCCGGCCTTCCGGAACTCGGCAATGATGTCGGCCTCGCTCACCTTCGTGCTCTGGCGCTGCTCCTGTCGTTGCTGAGACTGGCCGCGATCCGGTCGGCTCTCCTTGAACTCGTCGGCTTCCTCTTCCGAATACACGTCGCCAGAGAGTTCGATCAGTTTCAGGATGACGCGATCCTTCGCGCGCTTCTCGGCCATGGCATAGGGGTAGGCTGCTTGCTTGCCGGAAACCCGGTAGTTCATGCCGATGGTGGCTTCACCAATGGACCATTCCAGGCGGTCGCCCATCCGGCCCACGACCATCAGGACAGCTTCCTCCTTCTCGGCACGAAGGACGGTCGGAACGTCGAACTGGATCTTTGCCTGCGCTGCGATCCGCTCAAGCGTCTTGTGGTAGATGACTGCTGTCCCTTGGACGCGCCAGATGTTGTCGCCCATAGGCTCGCCAAACTTGGCGAGGGTCTCGGCAATCTTCTTGTCCTTGTGGTTCATCACTTCACCTTTACCGCGAGCGTCTCGCCACCGTTCGACAGCATGGCGCCGGGGATCTCCTTGCCTTCCTGCAGAGCCTCTTTGAGCTTCTGTCGATCGGCGCTCTCCTCGGTCTTGGTCTTCACGTATTCACGCGGGAGCTTGGTCATGTCCGTCACAACGACTGACTGAGGAACGGCCCGGATTGAGAGGGTCGCCTCGGGTAGGGGCATCTTGCGCACCTGGGCCGCACTCATGATGCGGAACGCCAGCTTGCGCATTGCATCGCTGCGGCGGTCGTAGGCAGCCTGACGCGACTTCAGATCGTCTACCCGCTTGCCGATTGCGGAAGCCATGCTCTCGGCTTCCATCATCCGATCAACCACCTTGGAGAGGATCTCCTCGGCATCGGTGGAGCCTTGGACCATATCCGCCCGCAGCGTCTCGTCTTCGGCAAGCTCCGGATAGGAGGCGATCAGGTCTTCGATCTGCCGCTCAAGGGCAGAGATTTGAATGGGGTTCATCAGTACTGTCCGTATGTGAGAACGGGAACACGCGGGGCCTGCTGTGTCATCGGGCGGGCCGCTTTGATCTTGGCGTCCAGCGCTTCCAGGGTGTCGGCGGCGCGGCGCAATTCCTCGACGGCCGGCTCGATGTCGTATTCCGCCTCCCCGGGCCCGTTGGCCGTGGCGCTCATGGAGGCGGGGGCGATGTCGGCACAGTGGGCGAAGTTGTCGACCGAATGCTTGATCTCTCGGGCACGTGGGCCGAAGGCTTTTAGGATGGTCATTTCTGGTCTCCCTTGGGGAGCCGGATCACCGGCTTCTCGCGCCCCAGCTCACGGCACAGACGCGCCGTTGTTTCGATGCGGACACGTTCGGCCCGCTTGGTGAGAGGTCCGCGCCAGCGCGGATTGATCACGACCGGCTTCATGGTGTCTTCATCGCCTGGCAGGCAGCGAAGACGATGAACCCGACCAGAGCGGGGATCGTGGCGATCAGAAAGATCGTGAACGCCTTCTCGCAGTAGGCCTTGCAGCGGGGAGAGCAGAGGTTCATGACTGTGCTCCTTGTTTTGACTTGCGCTTCCATTCAGGAGCCTTCACGCCCAAAACCAGAAGACGCTGCCTGACAGATCCGACCGTGCGTTGCAGGTCTTCGGCGAGCATTTCAGCGGAGACGCCGCACTCGCCGTAGTAGGTCGTTAGAAACCGGTCGTCCGCTTCGCTCCAGGGGCGGCGCTTGCTCATGCCTTCCTCCCTTCGGCGTCCTTGGCTGCATGGTGACGATCGGAGTCCTGCAACCGCTTGAGGGAGCGGGTGAGCTGCCGCCGAGCGTTCTCGTCCTTCGCGTTCTTGGCCCAATCCTCAATGAGAGGGATCAGGACTTCGCGCTCTTCCTTGGAGAAGTGGGGCATTAGGCAGCCCCTCCGAAGTCAGGAGAGATCCGGTCTTCATCAGTCCCACCGCAAGGGCAGGGGGCAGAGTCGAGAAGTCCCGTCTCGGCGTCCTTGAAGATGAAGAGGCCGCGTCCAATGCAGGTCGGGCAGACGATGTTCGCCTTGTGCTGGAGGAGGCTGTTCAGGAAAGCCACATCCGCATGGACCTGCTCGCTTGTTTCGGAGCAGACGAGACGCAGGGCGGGCTTCTGAGGGAATGGAATGACGGTGCCCATTTCAGCGGCCCTCCATGTCTTCGATCATCATCTCGACCAGCGAGAGAGCGGCCGTGATGCGGGATGAGAGGGCGCATGCCGTCTCGTAGGGTTCGTCGGATGAGTGGTCCCGAAGAGCCTTGGCGCGGATGCCATCGGCGATAGCGTCGGCAGCTGCGAGCTTCGCCTTCAGATCGGCGAGGCGCTGGAAGGAGTGGCTAGACTGGCTAGCGGCACGGTCCATGTAGAGTTGCTTGACGGCGCCCATGTCAGTTCATCCTCTTGCGAACAAGTTCAGGCAGATCGCGGAACTGAGGACCTAGTGTGCGAGCGAGGATGTGGAGCGCGTCATCGACATCGCCGCGCGAGAGCCTCCAAGCGGCGTCGTCTAGAATGGCGCTGCGTTGGTCGCCGCTATCGGCTGATTTAACGACGGTGTAGCCGCGAGCCTCAAGCTCATCGACCAATTCGTCGTCTTCGAAATCCCCCAGATCGACCTCAACAGAAGTCTCAATTGTGCGGATTGCCATGGTCCTACTCCGCAGCCTGGAGGAACGGAGCGACATCAACCGGCTCACTCTGGATTGAGGCGCCGATAGCGATGTCGTATTTCTCGCGGACGTAGGCTTCGCCGTACAACTCAGTGGCGCGGCGGATGAGGCGGCCCTGGGCTTCCTTGGAGGCGAGGTCGTCAGAGACGGTCATCCCGCCAAGCGCCCGGGTCTGGACATTGCCCCAGTACTGTTGCTCTTCGCCGTGGACCCTAGCCTCGATGACGCTCTTGGCGTCCCGGTACCAGTCCTCTTCCGTCCAATGCTCGCTGAGATGGGCGTACCGAAGCTTATCGACGGTGATGCGATCTTCGACGGCCTTGGCGATCAGATCTTCGCGCCGTGATCCATCCTCGTTGATGTAGAGCAGGCGATCATTGAGAGGGGCTAGAACTCTGGGCTGCATGTCGGCTCATCCCGTTGCTGATGGGATGAACATACCAAATCGGTATTTATCGTCAATACCAAAATGGAATTATTTTCGATCTCGTGACGCTGCGGCACTTTTCCTAGATATCCACAGGCGCGGTGCAGCCGTGGCGGATTGACTCATATGTTCCGCATTTGTTCTCATAAGGAGGTAATCAGTCAGGGAGGTGATTGATCTTGCGTCTGACGTACTACGTGGTCCTGCCCTTCGTGGAAGCGCCGCGAGGGCTTCTCGCTGAAGAGGGGATCGAGGCTAGAGGCAGCGATGAGGCGGTCCGGATAGGTCGGAGGCTCGCAGAGACGAAAGCAGGGGTGATTGTCTTCTCACGGTCCGGCAACCCGGACCTTGGGGAGTACGAGGACGCGAAGATCTTAGCCAAGTTCGGCCAGGTGCCGAGCGTCGTTGAATAGGAGAGGAATAAGCTATGAACGAGAGCACAGACCCGTACGCATTGACGGAGATCAAGCTTCAGCCGGAACAGATCGCCATGTTCTGGATCAATGGCGCCTATCGAGATGCCGGCAAGAAAATGACTTTCCTTGAGGATGCTGTCTATGCCCTGCGGATCCGAGATGCTGTGAGGGAAGGCAAGCGTACCCCAGAGGATATTGCAATGAGGGCTTTAGAACTTGAAGGCTGGCGGCCGGAATGGGTCACATACGGCGAGATTTCAATCATCAAGATTGAGGCAGCGGATAGTGATGCAGGCCATGGCCTCGGGCATACGGCCTCGCGTGCACGCACGTAAGGCTTAGGACCGAGGCATCATTGCCTTGACTACAGCCGCCCAAGTTACCTCAGCATCATAGATCGGAGGGTCCTGGGACAAGAGGTTGTAGTGTTTGGGGAGCTGGCCCTTCTCAAGTTTCTTGATAAGCACCCGGCCGTCATAGAGCCCCACAACGCAGAGCTTCCCGATCATGTCCGCGGTCGGGGCCTCTCTTACCTCATCATAATATGCGACCCAGCCGTCGAGCATAATACCGAGTGACTCGCCCCGGATCTCCACGCCGACTGTTTTTTCGGATGCATTCTCAGGGGCTTCGACCTCGCCGAGGTTGCCGTCACCTTCGCCGAAATAATGCGCCAGCGAGCCGGCGCCCACGTACCCGACCAAGGGGACCATACGCGGCGGGAAGAGAAGTTCCTCCGCGGAAACGTGTAGGTGAGGGGCAAGGCGCTCCGCCCATTCTTTCGTCAGCTTCCTCTCACCATCCTCAAGTCGTTTGATCTGAGGTTGGGATGTGCCGGCGAGTTCGGCCAGCTGCGCTTGTGAGAGATTGTTTTTCGTTCTGAGCGATCTGAGCCACGTCATACCATTTTGGTAACTGACAGGCTTAAATCCGTCCAAAACCAAAATGGTATTTTTGGGCTTGCAGTCGTTATGCCAAATTGGTATATAGATCTGCATGAAGCTCTCTCAGTACCTCTCCGAAACCCACCAGACTCACGCTCAGTTTGCGTTGAAGATCGGTGCCACCCAAGCAGCCGTGTCGCGCTACGCGAGCGGAAAGCGCAAGCCCAACCTCGCGAAGCTGCTCCGAATTGAGAGGGCGACAGGCGGTAAGGTTCGCGCTCGGGATTTCGTTGACGAGATGCCTGAGGCGACCGGAGAGGCCGCCTAATGCCCTCCATTCCCACTTTCTCCTCAGGCGTCGGCACCTCCTTGGCTGCGCCCTCTGCGACCGTAGGGCAGCTAAACACGCCCGATATGCGCTCCTCTGGTTCTGACACGTCACCAGAGATCAGCGTCAACGCCGTGCTGACGAGCAATACCAAGTGGCCCTGCCAAGGGTCGGCTTCGAACGGCGAATACCGGGAACACGGTCGCACCTCATTCCCCCTCACGACGCTTCTTCGCGGTCTCTCTGACCTTCGGAAGAGCCTCCTTCAGCTTCCGCAGGATGTGAGCCTTTACCTCTCGGTCGCTCACTTCCCGGTCCTTCTTTCCCCCATCTGCCATGTCCGCCCCCGCGTTGAGGGAATTTGTGCCACGCGGATTGGGCCAAAGGTGTCCAATGTTCACTGAATTCGACGTTAGAGACGATATCCACCCCATGGTGGTGCATGTTCTGAAGGTCGAGCGCACAAAGCGCCCCTCACTTCGGGACGCCCAGGAATACGTGGCTTCGCGGCTCGGGAAGTCTGCCCGATGGCTTCGGCGTCTGGTTGGTCGCGCCCCGAACGCAACGGTCGAAGCTCACGACATGCTCAACCTTGTGCAGATGTACGTTGAGCGGAAAGGGGAGAGCGGCCCTCTCAAGCGTCTGTGGCGTCGGGTCATGAAGCGCGATCCAGGCGCCCCGCGCATCCGCATGAAGATCGCTGCACGATTTTTCACATCCGCAAAATCTTCCGTAGCAGGGTGAACCCATGCCAGGACAACCTCTCTCCCCTGAGAAGATTGCTGCCATCAAAGCTCTCCGGGCTAAGGGGCACAGCATCAGCGAGGTCTCTGCTCTCACGAAGGTCCGGGGCAGGGGCACGATCCACCGCCACACGCAGGGCATCCAGCTGCCGTTCGGCCCGCTAAAGCGCGGCGGCAAGAAAAAGATCGCCTTCAACGTCTGCAAGGCCCTCTTCGATCAGGGCCTCACCTACCGCGAGATCGGCAAGCGCCTCGGCTGCGCTCATTCCGCCGTCTACCGCACCCTCAAGACGGGCAGGAGCGCCGCCTGATGAAGTCTGCGATGCTCGCCCTTGGCCGCCTCAAGACCGGCCAGATGAACAAGACAGAGGCTGCCTACGAGGCTCACCTTCGGCTCCGGCAGATCGCAGGCGAGGTAGTTTGGTACAAGTTCGAGCCGTTCAAGCTGCGGCTCGCCGACAACACCTTCTACAGCCCTGACTTTGGCGTGATGCTCTCCGATGGCGTGATCGAATGCCATGAGGTCAAAGGCTTCTGGCAAGACGACGCTCGCGTGAAGATCAAAGTCGCCGCCGAGCAGCATCCTTTCCGGTTCATTGCGGTCAAAGCTCTTCCGAAGAAGTCGGGCGGTGGCTGGGAAGTGGAGACGTTCTGATGAACCGATTTCCTTACCCTTTTGATGCACTCGCCGGGTTTGAAGCCATGGAGGCGGATGCCATGCTCCTCGAACGTCTTGCCGAGGAAATGGATCAGTCGCGCTCTGCTTTGCAACAATTAGGACACCAAAACCGTGATGTGCTTCGCGGTATGGAAAACAGAGCGAAACGTTTGCGTCGGATCGCAGCCTGTCTCGGTTACATGGCCGGGCGCCTGGATCGTCTTCACCTCCTGAGTGAGCCCGTCCGCCGTGAGAGCACCTATGGCGGCTACAATCGGAGCGCAGCATGAATGATCGCGTCATAGATCTGGAAGCCGAGCGCGAACGCCGCATCGAGGAAACCTGGAGCGCTTATTGCGCTGCTCGCATGCAGGCTGAAGCCAGTATGGCGGTCGAGGATGGTATCGCGGCCGGTAAGGCTTGGCGCCGATGGCTCGATCTCTTCATGACCCTTGATCAGCGCGAGGCGCTTGACCGGGCAGGGGAGGTAAAGCCCCTCCAGAGGCAGGCCATATGAACATGCGTCCTGAACCTGCGGAATTCATTGAGCAGCCTCATGCCCTCTCGGCTGAGCAGGGGCTCCTCGGGGCCATCCTCCACAATTCCGACGTCATCGACCGGGTTCGCGGCATTGTTGACCCGGAAGACTTCCACGAGCAGGTGAACGCGGCGATCTTCCGGACGATGTGCGAGCGTCGGGACGCCGGCGAGAACATCGACGGCCGCCTCGTGCGGATTGCAATCGGTGATCAGGATCTCGGCGGGATCACGGTCGGCGAGTATCTCGCCCGCTTGTACGCTCATGCCACCACCGTCTCCAACGCTCCCGACTACGCACGGGCGATCCGCCATGCTGCCATGATGCGCAAGCTTCTGGCGGCAGCCCGGGACGCGGTCGCGGCTATGTCTTCCGGCGCCGTGCAGGATCCGTCCCGGTATGCCGCTCAGATGATCGAGGAACTCGACGTTGTCGCGACATCGGGCACACATGAGAGCCTGAAGCGGGTCAGCCTGGGTTCGGCCTCTCAGCAGGCTATTGATGCCGCCCTTGCCGCCCGGGAGGGCCGGATTGATCGTGGCGCCCCCTATGGCATCCCCAGCCTGGATCGGATGACCCTCGGCATGCGCCCGGGGCAGATGATTGTTCTCGCCGGGCGCCCGGGTATGGGCAAGACGACCGTTGGGGTTGCGCTGGCACTCAATGCGGCAAAGGCCGGCCATGGCGTCTATTTCGTTTCCCTTGAAATGGTGGCGCAGGAGCTCGGCGAACGGGCGCTCGCAGCCATGTCCTTCTCCCCGCGGGACAAGCAGCCTCTCAGCTACCGGGATATCGCCAAGGGCAAGGATCTGACCGATGCCGACGTGTGGGCCATGCAGGATGCTCAGAAGCGTCTCGCTAAGCTCCCGCTGACGATTGAACAGCAGTCGGGCCTCACGATCTCTCAGATTGCCGCTCGGGCGCGGCAGGAACGCGCCTCCATGGAGCGCAAGGGGCAGCGCCTGTCGGTCATCGTCATCGATCACCTCGGGCTCGTGAAGCCAACGGGCCGCTATTCCGGCAACCGGGTACAGGAGCTGACCGAGATCACGGGTGCGATCAAGGTTCTGGCCAAGGAGTTGAACGTCGCCGTCCTCGTGCTGTCGCAGCTCTCCCGTGAGGCCGAAAAGCGCGACGACAAGCGCCCAGTCCTGTCCGACCTGCGTGACTCCGGATCGACCGAGCAGGACGCGGACATGGTGATGGGTCTCTTCCGGGAAGCCTATTATCTCGAGCACAAGTCCAGCCAGACGCCCGAAGACGCCATGAAGCTGGAAGCCTGCAAGGACATCATCGAGGTCGAAGTCCTCAAGCAGCGCCAGGGCCCCACGGGACGTGTGAACCTCTTCTGCGCCATCCACTGCAATGCCGTCAGCGAACTGTCCGAGTACTGATCATGAGCCAGTATCCTTCCCTCCCGCTATTCACAGACGCCTACATTGCCGACACGGCCCACCTGACCAATGAAGAGCATGGAGCCTACCTCCGGCTTCTCATGTTCGCCTGGCGCTCGCCTGATTGCGCGCTGCCTGACGATGATGTGAAGCTGGCCCGAATGCTCGGTCTTACGGCCAAGAAATGGGCCAGTCTGAAGGTCGCTGTAATGGCCTTCTGGCGCCTTGAGGATGGCCGCTGGACAACGGAACGGTGGCACATGGATGTGGGGGTTCACCCATGCCGTTGGGACCGCGGCAATTGGCAGGCGATCAGGGAGGTTATCCTGCAACGGGATGGCCCAGTCTGCCGATACTGCGGCGACATTGAGGGCCCTTTCGATATCGATCACATCCACCCCCGCGCTCGAGGCGGGAAGAACGAGCCCAGCAATCTCACGGTGGCCTGCTGTTCGTGCAATCGGTCAAAAGGAAGCCGTCTTATTTCGGAGTGGCGTCAATGAGCACGAGCAAGATGCCTTGGTTCAAGTGCAGGCCTGATCCCTTCCTCTCCGCACTCGCTGAAATGGATGCTGATTGCCAGCATCTCTACACAGTCGTGATCCTGAAGATTTATGCGCGTGGGGGGCCCATCCGCGCCGATGTCAAGGCTCTGGCCACGTTCTGCCGGCGCTCCGTCCGGACGGTGCAGGCTGCCCTCGATCGCTTAGTTGAGATGGGGCGGCTGACCCTTTCCGATGGGCAGATTTCTAACCCTGCCGCCGAACGCGAACTGGCCGACCGAGACAGCGTGTCTAATTCCCGTTCCCAGAATGGTAAATTGGGTGGAGAAATGAGCGGCATCTCTCGCAAGGAAAAAGCTCAGCATAATCAACAGCGACCCGAAGCAAATGCTTCAGATTCTGGAAGCAAAACGAAGCAAGAACGAAGCGATAAAGATAAAGAAGAAGAGAAGAAGGAAGAGAGCGCGCGGACGGGCGCTCAAATGCCTCAGAACATGCAGGCCCGCATGCTGGCTGAGCTGCCTCCTGGGGTGGACTGGCCAATCCGGATTTCGGTGAAACTGCAACCCATCTTCGAATGCCTGGAAGCCGGGGCCGATTTCGAGAAGCACGTCCTGCCGGTTATCCACGAAGAGGCCAAGAACGCTCACGCGGCAGGCCGGAAGCTGTCGTCCTGGGAGAACGTGGTCCCGCAGATCATGGCTGCCGTCGAGCGTGAGAAGCGCCCGTCTCCGACGAAGGCGGATACCGGCTTCACCGACGAGATGTGGGACAGGGCGCTGGAAGGCTGGAAACGGACGAAATACTGGCCCTACGGCAAGTGGAGCCTCGCCCCTGACATGCCCGGCTGCAAGGTGCCTGCGCACATCCTGGCGGCCCATGGCTGCGGGAGGGTGGCAGCATGAGCGACAGCAACCGCCGCCCGAACAAGCTCAATAGCCTCCAGATCAGGGCTTTGAACGAACGCCTGCTCGCTCGCCGCCAGACGAAAGAAACCTTACAGGCCATCGCGGCCGACTTCGGCGTCACCTATCAGACGGTGAACTATCACGCCAAGAAGCTGCCGGGTCCCATCCGGTACAAGCGCATCCGGCCTCAGGTCGATGATGCTGAGGTTCTTCGCTTGTATGGGATCCACATGAACAAAGGCACGGTTGCCGGCGAACTCGGCGTTCCGCTCAAAGCCATCTCTAAGGCTCTCGCCCGCATGGAATGGAAGGCAGCAGCATGATCAACCTCCCGCTGTTCGCCTATGATTTGGTGATGTGCGACCCGCCATGGCGCTGGGAAACCTACTCCGCCAAGGGGCAGGAGAAATCACCTGAGGCTCAGTACGGCACGATGTCCTTTGACGAGATCGAAGCCCTGCGGGTCGGTGATCTGCTCGCCCCGGGTGGCGTCCTCTTCCTGTGGTGCACCTGGCCTCTAATCGAGCGGCAGGCTGCAGTCATGCGCAGATGGGGCATCGAGCCCAAAACTGGAGGCGCATGGGCCAAGCGCACGCCGGCCGGCAAACTCCGCTGGGGCACCGGGTACATCCTGCGCAGCGTGTGTGAGCCCTTCCTCGTCGGCACTCTGCCTGATGCCGGTGTGAGGGGCGCTTCGCTGACGAACCTCATCGAGACTGTCGAGCACGCCCTTATCGACGGAATCGCCCGCGAACACTCGAGGAAGCCGGAAGAGGCTTACTCGCTGCTTGAGGCCCTGTCTCCGAATGCCCGCAGAGCAGACATCTTCGCCCGCCAATCCCGACCGGGCTGGGATGCCTGGGGCAACGAGTCCACGAAATTTGACGGAGTAGCAGCATGACGAACCTCCCCCGCTTCGGCCTGTCTGACTTCCCTGGTCAGGTTCACTATGCGAGAGCACGGATCCGCCCCCGTGCCCTTCGCACGCCCGTCGTCTCTCCGACATGGTATGTCGTCCTGACCAATCCTAAGTGCGAGGAGAGGGCGATGGCAGGGCTCAATGCTCTCGGCTATGCCACGTTCCTGCCGACAGAGACGGTATGGGCTCGCGTCCCCAAGCATCGGCAGAAGGAAGGCCAGTCCAAGAAGGTAAAGGTCACGCGCCCTCTCTTCCCGGGCTACCTGTTCTTCGGGCTCGACAAGGGAGTCCATCCCTTTGAGCCGGTTCGTCTCACCGATGGCGTCTATTCGGTCCTCATGAACAACGGCGAGTATGTCGCCATGCCTGCCGGCGCTATCGACCGGATGAGAGAGGCCGAGGAACTCGGAGAACACGACAAGACGATCAGGCTGGCTGAGAAGCTGGCCGAGCTGATCGGAAAGCAGGTGGCGGTTCCTGAAGGCTTCCTCGCTGGCTTCGTCGCCACGATCAAGAAGGCGACAGAGAAGGGAGCCGAGGGCGAAGTCATCCACAACGGGAAGAGGGTCAGGGTCAGGATAGGACTTGAATCCTTGCAGGGGCTAGAGTAGTTATGTCGTATAGGGTAACGGTTACGTCATTATCTGTCGGACCTTCTGGTGGGGTGTGGCCCCCGCCGAAGAGAGTTGTAGATACTCTCTCGATTGCAGGTTTATGCCCGTTAAATATGCTGTAGTATTGACAGCATGAGTGATTTCCCGATTGGCTTTTATGTATATCAGCTCGTTGATCCGCGCAGCGGGCTGCCTTTCTACGTAGGCAAAGGGCAGGGGCGACGGGCCTGGGACCATCAGCGAGCCGTCAAGACTGGGAAGTCGGGCGGGAATACTCGCAAGGTCGCCAAGATCCAAGAAATTCTGAAGTCTGGGCAGGATGTCGAGGTCCGCATCGTCGCGGTCTATGATACCGAGGTGGAAGCCCTCGATCATGAGTTCCGTTTAGTAGATGCCGACCCGACGCTGACAAACGTGATGCCGGGCGGCTGCGGACGAGTCGAGAGCCCGGAATGGGCGCGGCGCAGATCCGAAATGCAGCGCCGGAAGCTGTTGGGGCAGCGTGGTCAGATGCTCCAAGCCGCAACGGAACGGGATCTGGAAAGATCCCATCGTATGATCACGCGAGTCTCTGCGCCCAGCAAGCAGAGCGATGAAGTAGAGAATTGGTACTCATCGCTGCCCGAGAAAGACAAAATTGCTCTCGCTCGCGCTAACCCAACAACCAAGCGCCAGCACAAAGCTAGGGTGAGGGCTGAGCGGTTGGTGCGGGATTTGGCCGCTTTAGCGCCGCAAGGCACCGCAAAGGCCGCCGTCCCAGGCGTTAAGCTGTCGAGAGAGCCCAAGCACAGGAAAAGGGCTAGGCTGAAGCGCCTGGCTGCGATGTCAGGCCCGGCCTAGTTCCCGCCAATTCTAATCTGCCCCGAGCTTCGCGCTGCGGGGCTTTTTCATGCCCGCTCCATGCCCCAGCCCCGAACCTACATCCGAGACGATGGCTCAACCATGGTCGAGATCCTCCCCCATGTCTTCGTTGAGCAGGATTGGGCCGAGAGGCAAGGGCTTCTCCGCTAGCCATGCCTGAATGCCTTCACTTCGGCTACCCGCCTCACATCCCTTCCAAACGGAAAGCACTCCCCATGTTTCATCGCAATCTGCCTGAGAATTTCTGTGGGGGCTTCGTCTCATGGAGGCTCATTGTCCTCCACCACGTCGCCAAGGCCCTCGGGCTGCTTGTGAAGGTCGAGGGCTTCCCCTACGGCACGACCCGCAATCTCGACGGGAAGCGCAAGGCTGATCTCATCGACGGGCGAGGAACCTTCGCCGGTCGAGGCCAGTAGCTGAGCCCATAGGAAGACACGAGAAGACAATGGCCGATACACCAATCGTCGTCAGATGGGTTGAGCCTATCGCGCTCACCGCCGATGAGATCGAAGCGTTGGCGAACGGCATTTCGGGCCGCTCCGTCTGGATCAGCGTAGAGGACCTGAAAGGGATGTTCCCAAGCCCGGAGCCTGAGGACAATGCCCGCTCTCGCTAACAACAGACACGAGATCTTCGCCCAGGAACTCGCCAAGGGTAAATCCCAGGTCGAAGCCTATGAGACAGCGGGCTTCAAGAACGGTCAGAAGAACGCTCACCGCTTAGGGACCGATGAAGGAATTCTAAGGAGAGTGGCTGAGATCCAGTCCGAACGGGCTGAGATGGACCGTAAGGCCACAGAGAAGGCGACTGAGGCCCTTGCGATCGACAAGCAGTGGGTGATGGCGCGATTGGTCGAGAACGTCGACAGGGCCATGCAGGCAGAGGCCGTGCTGGACAACGAAGGCAAACCGACCGGCGAATACAAATACCAAGGCTCGGTAGCGAACAAGGCCCTTGAGCTCCTCGGGAAGGAGCTTGGGATGTTCATCGAGCGCACTGAGAACGTCCACGTGGTTCATGACATTACAGACGAGCCTCTCAGCCCCGACCAATGGGCCGACCAGCACACGACTCCCCACTAAGTTCGTATGGCGGCCGCAGCCCGGTCCTCAGAAGGCTTTGGTCGATTGCCCGCTGCCCGAGATCTTCTTCGGCGGGGCTCGTGGAGGAGGGAAGACTGACGGTGTTCTTGGCAAGTGGGCTCTGAAGGAGAAGAGATACGGGGCGGCCTTCAACGCCGTCATGTTCCGAAAGACCACGGTTTCGTCAGAGGACGCTATCGAACGCTCCCGAGAGATCTTCGGCCCCTTGGGTGGCAAGTTCAACGAGGCCAAGTTACGCTGGCGGATGCCAAATGGAGGGCGCGTCTCCTTCGCCTATCTGGATAGCGTCAAGGACGCCCAAGAGTACCAGGGCCGCAACCTGACCGACGCCTGGGTCGAAGAGGCGGGCCAGTACGATAGCCCAGATGCCATCGACCGGCTTTTCGGTGTCTTGCGTTCGGCTCAAGGCGTCCCGGTTCAGCTGATCCTCACTGCCAACCCGGGCGGCCCAGGTCAGCACTGGATCCGAGAGAGATACAAGCTCAACCCGTTCCCGAGAGGCCCGAAGCTCGTCACCCGGCTTCTCTCGAACGGCAACGTGCACAAGATGGCGGTCATTCCGTCCCGCATCACCGACAACAAGGTCATGCTGGCGAGTGACCCGCAGTACATCGACCGCCTTCATCTCGTCGGCTCAGCGCAACTCGTGAAGGCCTGGCTGGATGGTGACTGGACGGCAATCGAAGGCGCGTTCTTCGGAGAGTGGAGCGAACAGCGGCATGTCATCGAGCCATTCCGGATACCTGACGATTGGCTTCGTTTCCGGTCTATGGACTGGGGCTCTGCTAGTCCTTTCTCTGTCGGCTGGTGGGCTGTCGTTGGGGACGATCATCGCATTCCTGGCCTTCAAGGGACTCTTCCTCGGGGCGCTTTGGTGCGTTACCGCGAATGGTATGGAGCCTCGGGCCCGAACAAAGGACTAAAGCTCACGGCCGAAGAGGTAGGAGCCGGCATCAAGTCCCGAGAGGGCGGAGAGAAGATCACCTACGGCGTTCTCGACCCGGCAGCCTTCGCAGAGGACGGCGGCCCATCGATTGCCTCGCGCCTGATGACGAAGAGCGTCGTCTTTCGACCTGCCGATAACAAGCGTGTCGCCTCGCGTGGCGCCATGGGCGGCTGGGACATCATGCGCCAGCGGCTCAAGGGCCAAGACGGCGTTCCGATGATCTACTGCTTCTCGACCTGTGAGGCGTCGATCCGAACCATTCCGGTCCTGCAGCATGATCAGAGCCGGCCGGAAGATCTCGACACGAACACCGAGGACCACGCCGCGGACGAATGGCGCTACGCCTGCATGTCCCGCCCGTGGGTTCCCGTCACCGCACAACCCAAGAAGCCCGATAGCGGCTATCGCTCTACAGGTTCCAAGGTATCCCGTTCATGGCGCTAACGAAATCAGGCAGACTGTTTTGCCGCCAGATCATCTGCGTGGACGGCCTTGGCGGGGCAATCATTCTGTTCTCCCGCTATGTTGTGCGATCCCCGATAAATCTCAGCCTCAAAAGCTGGAACTATGCCGTTCGTGCTGCAGGCCTGCGTAGAGCACTCCTTGGCCGAGGATGGGTACAATAATGGCGCTAGTTCTAGGTGAGACCAAGCCTTCCGTGCTTTGGCCAGGCATCATTGCGCCTGACGACGCCAAGGCTGGAGTTATGCCGTCGACCGACCGACGCGAAGGGTGGGTTCCCCCGTCCGAGCCGAATGGTGTCGTCGCCGTCAAGACCGATCCGGAGCGCATCGAGAAGCTCCGCAAGTTCCTTCGTGACTATGTGGACCTGAAGGCAGAGGAGATCGAAGAGAGGCGCGAAGCCCTTCGCTACTATCACTGCAAACAGTGGACGGCCGAGGAGATCGCCAAGCACGACGCCCGCAACCAGCCGACGATGACATGGAACCGCATCGTCAAGGTCGTGAACGGCACAATCGGCCTCATGGAGCGGCTTCGGCAGGACCCGAAGGCCTTCCCCCGTCATCCCGACCACGAGCCGGGCGCGGACGTGGCCTCTCAGGCACTCCGTTACGCACTCGACGCCTCGGATTGGGAAGGCCAGCACGCCGATTTCGTCCAGGATCTGTGTCTTGCAGGGATTGGAGGCTTCGAGCTCGCCCTTGAGCAGACCGACGACGAGTCCGAAGACCCGACCAGCAAGCGCATCCGGCCGGAAACCTTCTTCTACGACCCGCGCTCGGTCGAATACGATTTCAGCGATGCTCGCTTTCTCGGTATCGCCAAGTGGATGGACAAGGATGAGGCAATCGCCTTCATGCCTTGGGCCAAGGAGCAGATCGAACGCAGCCTTGAGGACCTGTCCTCCAACTCGATCTATGCCGAAGCCCTGGATCCGGACAAGGAAAACCTTTGGTGGGACCGCGATCTGAAGAAGATCCGCATCGTAGAGGTCTACTACCGCGAGGGCGCGACCTGGCTGCACTCCATCCACACGGGGACTGAGGAACTCGGAACCGAGGAAAGCCGGTTTGTCGACGCCAAGGGCAAGAGCGCTCCCGGCTTCCTGATGCAGTCCTTCAACATCGACGAGAAGGGCAACCGCTACGGCGTCGTTCGCAATCTGAAGAGCCCTCAGGATCAGATCAACTTCGCTCAGTCCCGAGCTACCCATGCCGCCAATACCAAGCAGCTGCTCGTCGAAGAAGGCGCGGTCGATGATGTTGAGGCCCTTCGGCAGGAGATCCACAAGCCGGACGGCGTGATTGCCCTTCCGGGTGGCCAGTCAGGCAAGATCTCCATCAACTCGAATGCCGAGATCGTCACCTCGGCTGTCTCCATGCTGCAATTCGCCATCGAGGAGATGGAGCGTCTTGGCCCGAACATGGCTCTGATCGGGCAGGGGATGGACAACAAGTCGGGCCGTGCCATCGCCTTGCTTCAGCAGGCGGCAATCGCCGAGATGGGGCCGTTCATCGTCCGTGTCCGCTCTCTGAAGAAGCGCATCTACAACCAGACATGGGAAGCCATTCGCCGGTACTGGAAGACGCCTCGATACATCCGCCTGACGGATGACAAGGAGCTTGCGGGCTTCCTCCCGATCAACATGCCCCGCACCGACGCGTTCGGAAACGTCATCGGGACAGAGAACCCCATCGGCAAGCTTCTGATGGATTTCGTCATCGACGAGGGCCCGGATACCGTCACCCTCCGCGAGGATGCGCAGCTTGCTATTGGCCAGGCGCTGTCTCAGGCAGGCAATGGACTTCGTCCGCAGGTCGTGGAAGCCCTGACCCGGGCTATGCTCGAGAACATGCAGCTGCCGTCCAAGGCTCGGAAGTACGTCATGGAGGCTTTCGAGGCTCCCGACCAGCCGCCGCAGCCCGATCCGGTAGCCCAAGAGCTTCAGATCCGTGGCGCCGCTGCCGAAATCCGCAAGAAGGAAGCCGACGCTGCTGACAAGGAAGCTTCTGCCGCTCTGAAGACGGAGCAGGCGCGCGGCACCCTCCGGCAGAACGCGATGAACCAGGTGGCGGACGAGATCGCCGCCATCGGCCACGCCTCCATGGTGCCGGCCGTCATCTGATGCCCCTCGAAATTCAGTTCGCCTTGCCCTGTGAGCGTCATCACGGGCTCTCGGCGTTCGCCCGGCCGCACACGGGCGCTCGTAACCCTACCGACGCACAGGTGGACAATGCCCGATCTAGCCGAAGAACAAGAGATTTTCGCCGCAACCGAACTGACTGAGGCACCTCAGACCGCCGCACCGTCCATCGAGACGCCTGCCGCGCCATCTGAGCCCAATCCCGCCCCTGTGGCCGGTGAGGGACAGCCTCAGCAGCCCCAGAGCCCTCAGGAGCCGCAGGAACGGCATGTTCCGTATGCTGCCCTGAAGGAAGAGCGAGAGGCCCGCAAGGCGCTTCAGGCTCGTGTGGACGAGTTGACCAATCTTATGCTCCAAGGGCAGCGACAGCAGCCCGCCAAGCAGGAAGAGCAGCAGCCCGAACCCGAACTGTGGGACGACCCGAACGCCTTCATCCGTCACCAGCTCAGCCCCTTCGAAGCCCGCATTCAGAAGATCGTCGAGACGACCTCTCGCCGTGACGCGATCCGGGAACATGGGGAAGAGACGGTCAATGCCGCCTATTCGGCATTGGATGAGGCAATCCGGCGCGGCGAACTGAACGGCGACGCCGTGAAGGCCAGTCTTCTCCAGTCCGACGATCCCTATGGGGATATCCTCGGCTGGTATCAGAAGAACAAGGTTCTCTCCGAAGTCGGCACAGATCCGAAGGCATTTGAAGAGCGGCTTCGCGCCAAGATCCTCGCAGAACTCCAGGGACAAGCCCCCGCCGGCCAGCAGCCCGCAGGCGCTCCCGCCCAGCAACCCAGCAATAGCAACCAGCAGCCCCTTCCATCGCTGAACCGCTCCTATGGCAATGCCGGGAACGCTCAGGGCGGTGCGATCACGGAAGAGGACATCTTCAATGCAGCCCCGGCCTTTGGACGCAGAAAGGCTTAACCCATGGTCGCAATGACCCCTCCGGACAATCTTGTCGTTCAGAAGTGGCGCAAATCAGTATGGCGCGACTATCAGCGCGACAACCTGTTCTCCGAATTCATGGGGAACGGGAACACCGCCGTCATCCATCGCATCAACGAACTGAAGGACGAGGGCGAGGAAATCACCATCCCGCTCTTCATGGTCCCTCAGGCCGGTGGCGTGACGGGTGATCAGACCCTCGTCGGCAACGAGCACGACCTCAAGCACTATGGCTGGAAGGTCCGCATCGACTGGTGGCGTGACGCTGTGCTTCTCAACAAGAAGCAGATGCGCCGTTCCGTCGTCGATCAGATGGAAGAGGTTCGCCCCGCTCTGACCCAGATCGCGGCTAACCGCCTCCGGGACGACATCATTCGCGCCTTCCACAACGTGGGGCAGGGTGATCTCGGCACGACGCCGGATGTGGCGAACGTGAACGGCGTCTACTATCCGAAAGCGACGGTGGGCCAGAAGAACACCTGGCACGACGCCAACAAGGACCGGGTCGTCTATGGCGCCCTTCGGTCGAACTTCGTTGCTGGCGACCATGCCGCCTCTCTGGCGAACGTGGATGCCGTCAACGACAAGTTCAACGCGAAGGCGCTGAAGATGATGAAGCGGATGGCCAAGAAGGCCTCTCCGCACATCTCGCCGATCCAGATCGAGGGCGGCCGTGAGTATTTCGGCATCTTCGTCGGCTCCAACCTCTTCCGGGACTTCTCCAACGATCCGGATGTGATCGCGGCCAACAAGGACGCCCGCGCTCGTGGCGTGGACTCCAACCCGATCTTCCAGGACGGCGATCTGATCCTGAACGGCGTCTGGGTCCGCGAAATCCCCGAGATGGACGACCTTGCCACGATCACTGGTGCGGGCGCTGCCGGCATCAACGTCGCGCCGGCGTGGCTCGTGGGCCGTCAGGCGCTCGGCTATGCCGTTGGTCAGCTCCCCAAGCCGACCGAGCGCAAAGAGGACGATTACGGCTTCGTCATCGGCCGCGGCATCGAGACCTGCTACGGCATCGGCAAGACGCAGTTCCGCAACCGCGAGCTCGGCGAGACCTCTCCGCTCAAGGATTGGGGCTGCGTAACGGGATTTTTTGCTTCGGTTGACGACGCCTAATCATCCGTGACGTGCCGCCAATTCTCACGACGAGCAATCTTGCCAGCCATGACCTGAGAGATGCCGAACATGGCTCCAATCTCGTGTTGGAGCATGCCTTCGGCGGACAATCGACGGATTTGGCGAACCTGATCCTCAGTGAGTTTGGCGGCACCGTTTCTTGTGCCCGGGTTAGGGTTATTCGGGGCCGGATGATTAAGCACCCTGAATTTGTGCTCTGAGTTCTTGGATGGAGTGCAAATTTCGAGGTTCTCAAGCCGGTTATCAGTCTTGATGCCATTCAAATGGTTGATCTGCATCCCCTTGGGGATCGGGCCATTGAAGGCTTCCCAGACCATCCGATGCACACTTCGATCCGATGCGACACCATCGACGCTAAAATGGGCGATCAGATAGCCCCGCTTTTCTCGTAGAGCGCAAGGTTTCATGATCGGCTTTGGCTTCGTGCCATAAGTAGAGATGCGAAAGACTTTTCCGTCTCTGCTGACTGCGTAAACATTCTCGCAGCCTAAGACACCCTTCAATCCCATTGTAAAACCCGCAAATCAACCATCCCCCATTCTATGGTGGAGGCATGATTTGGTCTACAGGAAAGGTCCACTATCATGGCTTTCTTTGAAATCGACGCGAACAAGCCGTTCCCGTCTCCCCCGATCCCTCAGGCGATCTCGGCAGGCGTCGTCTATGAGGCCACGGCAAAGTACGTGCTTCAGGCGGGGGCCGCGGCCGGCAACGTCATCCCCATGGGTCCGGTCCCGGCTCGTGCTCGCGTCGTCGACGTGATCGTGGCGGCGACGGGCCAGGCCACAACCTTGTCGGTGGGCGATGGCGACGACGACGACCGCTATGTGACCTCCGGTGCCGTGGCGGCCGGCGCGATCGTGCGGCTCAACAGCGGCGTGAGCCGTGACTACAACTACCCGACCGGCGATACCATCGACATAAAGCTCGGTGGCACTCCCGTGGCCGGGGGCGTGGTCCTCCTGACCGTCCAGTACGTGCAGGAGTAACCCCCATGGCGAAGATCACCTATCAGGGCGAGGCCGAGTCCATTCAGTGGTTCGGCGTCACCTTCCCAAAGGGCAAGGCTGTCGAGACCGACAACGAAGCCCTGATCGCCAAGGCTCAGCGCAATCCCTTCTTCAAGACGGCTGCTCTGGTCGACAAGAAGACCAAGGCTGAGATCGAAGCTGAAAATAGGGCCCGTGAGGAGGCCGAAGAGCAGCGTCAGCGCGAGGAAGAAGAAGAGGCGCGCCGCACCCTCGAACTCAATGGCGGCTTCGGTGGCGGCGATGACGGCTCCGAGCCTGAAGGCGGCGAAGAGGCGGAAACCTCCTCTCGCACCCGTTCTCGCCGTTCCTGACAACAGAGGGCGGGGTTCACCTCCGCCTTCCACCCCTGAGGGCATCTCATGCCGTACACCAGCCACGATCTCGCCAAGCGAGCGCTCGGATATCTGCAGCTCCGCCAGGCAGGGCAGGAGCCGGCGCCTGAGGATATCGCAGGCATCCAGGAATATATCGAGCCCTTAGTCGAACAGCTGGGGATCGGAGGCGTGGCCTATGTCGGCGACACGAACCAGATCGACGGCTCGTTCTTCCTGCCGCTGGCGAAGCGCCTCGCCCTTGAGGCCGCGCCTGAATTTGGGCAGCCGGCCGCCGATATCGGCACGACCCAGGATCTTGAAGCCGTGCTCCGCGCCCTGACCGCTTCGAAATCAGTCGGCAACCCCGTCAAGATTGCGTATTTCTGACATGCCAGCCGTCTCTTTCCCCAAATCCTCGACGCCTGGCCTTCGCCCCGGTGAAGGTGAGGGGCGTTTGATCAATGGCTATGCCGAGCAGGCAGGCGATACGATCTATATCCGCCGCACTCCTGGGCTGCTGGGGCTTGCTGATACAGGCAAGACGGGGCCGCGAGGCCTAATCGACGTGAACGGCGTTCTCTATGCCGCGTACACCGATAGCGTGGTGAAGGTCACTGGGACAACGGTTGCGGCGCTCACCGGGACGCTCACCGGTACCGATGGCGTGACGCTTGCCCGCAACAACCGGGTGACGAGTGGCGCGGCGACCCCTGATGTCGTGGCCGTGCGCTCCACCGGAGGCGCCTATCTCCTGTCCTCAACCGCAATTTCCGCCTATCCGGATGCCGACCTTCCCGCGACGGTCAACAGCGTCGACTTCCTGGATGGCTTCTTCGTCTTCACGGTGGCCGATGGCCGGATCTTCGCCTCGGAATTGAACAGCACTGCCACGGAAGCCCTGTCCTTTGCCTCAGCAGAAGCCAAGCCCGATGGGCTGGTCAGAGGCTTCGTTCATGCCGGCACCTACTATGCTTGCGGAACGGAAACCATTGAGCCGTGGAAGAACGTCGGCGCCCAGCCGTTCCCGCTGGTTCGCCATACCTCCGTTATCCCGGTCGGATTGCTGACCGCCATGGCCGTAGCGGGCTTCGAAACCGGATGGGACCGCGAACCCTTCTTCGTGGCCCATGACGGCACGGTTCGGGCCCTGAGGGGCTTCGATGCCACGAAGGTTTCAACCCCGGACGTGGAAGCCTTCATTGCCGAATCGACCGTCTCGACCCTTGAGGCCTGCGTCTACACCGCGAAGGGTAATGCCTTTTGGACGCTTTCGTCCGATCAGGGCACCTGGGAACTGAACGTCACGACGGGCCAATGGCACGAGCGCGCCAGCACGGGCCTCAACCGGTGGCGCGGCTCCCGGTCAGTCAAGAGCGGCGGCCGGTGGATTGTCGGGGACAAGCTTTCGGGCAATCTCCTCGTCGTGTCCGATACCCTGCGCACCGAATTGGGCCAGCCAGTTACGTGGACCATCGTGAGCGCTCCGTTGAAGGACTTCCCGGCTCGGGTGGCCATTCCTGGCCTGTTCGGTGACTTCACACAGGCGGATGGAGCCCTCGTGAATGTGTCGTGGTCGCATGACGGCGGCAAGACGTGGGCCACATCTGTTCCTCGGACGCTCGACACGGCAGACCGCTATCCCGTCCGGGTCAATCGGATCGGGCTTTCGACACAGCATGGCCTCAGGGCCCGCTATTCCTCGTCCTCTGAGGCTGATTTCTCCTTCCTGGGCGCTTCGGTGCCGGATCCGCAGGTAAGAGCCGCCTGATGGCTTCGCAGGACATCGCAAAGCTACTCGATACGCAGCCTCCAGCGCTTCCCGCCAATGTCGCGCGGGTGAAGGCCGACGGCCTGCCGACGCAGCATCTTATCGATTGGGAGTTGTTTCAGACTTATTGGGCCAGGACGAATATCATTGCGACGGACCAGCGCATCGATACGGTCAAGGCGACAGCGGACAATGCCTCAGCCGCAGTCACGACGGAAGCACAGGCCCGTATCGATGGTGACACGGCCCTTGCAGGCCAGATCACGACTGTTTCGGCCCGAGCCAACCAAGCCACGGCGAACGGGCAGATCTTCTTTGCTGCGATGGCTGCCCCGGCCGGTGCGGTAGCGGCCTATGGCATCTTCCTGACGGCTGGCAGCGCCTATACGGGCATGCAGCTGATCGCCAAGAGCGACGGTACGGCGGCCATCGTCTTCGACGCCAACTATTTCGCCCTCAACAAGAGCGGCACGGCGCAGAACGTCTTCACCTACGACGGCTCAGTCTTTCGCTTCAATGTTCCCGTCGAAATTGGAACCACGGATATCCTGGCAGGCGCCGTCAACGCTCCAGAAGCGGCAACGGCTGGCACTTTGCTCCAAGTGGGCGATACAGGTGGCGGCTGGCGGACTATCATTTCCGTCTCGAACAGCGGTGCGCGAGGATATGTTGCCCTCATTCAGGGGGACTTTGAGTACAGGGTCACTCCCGGGTGGAGCGGCACATTCGACGGTGAGTTCCGCATCCTGCGCAGCGACGGGCAGGTTCTGTATGGGCCGAGCGCATTGTTCAACTATGTGAACTTCGCAACCGTCTCTATCTCCCGGCTCGATAAGACATTCGACGCTACGTACACCTACTCCGTCCAGGTGAAATTGAACCTGACGCCCACAAGCGGCGGTGCGGCGAGCGCAGATTTCAGGCGCCGCGGCATCATGATCGACCTGCGCAAGCGCTAACCCATCCACATCACCTCAGGAGACTATCATGGCTTCACCGTTCTCGGGGTCGTCTGGAAGGCGGGCCTCTGTCGCGGTCGCGAACTATCTGAATGACCTTCAGACCACGCTTGACGGGCGTATCAAAGGTGGCGAGCAGCGCAGCATCGAGGCTCTGACCAACGGCTACAAGGACGCCTTCCAGAAGAACTCGGAAGCCTTCGCCCTTTATGAGCCGTACAGGACTCAGGGCATCGCAGCTCTGGGCCAGTATTCCGACGCGATCGGGATGAACGGCGCGGAGGGCAGTGATCGGGCCACAGCCGCTTTCAGGGCGTCCCCAGGGTATGAATGGCAGGTTGGCCAGGCGACGGACGCCGTTGCCCGCAAGGCTGGAGCCATCGGCGCACTTGGCTCCGGCAACACCATGGCGGCGATCTCGGACCGTGCCGGCCACATGGCTGATGCTGAGTATGACGACTATCTCGACCGGCTCAATGGCGTTGTTGGGCTCGGCTACGACGCCACAGGCCGTCAGGCTGGTATCACGCAGGACCGTGGGAACCTATTCGTTCAGAAGGGCCGGGATAAGGCGGGCGTCTATCAGCATGCCTCGGATCTCGGCGCCAGCACCATGCAGAGCACAGGCATGGCCACGGCAGATGCCCTTCAGGGCGGCATGATGGCAGGCCAGAATGCAGCGGCCAACCGCTGGGGCATGGGAATGAGCATTCTCAACCTGGGCGCCAACCTCGCCGGTGGCGGCGGGCTCAAGAACATCAAATCTCTGTTCGTTTAAGGAGAGCGGCATATGGCAAACTACGGACCTTTTGCTTGCGCAACGTATAGTTCCCAGTAAACTATCGTAATGACAAGCAAACAATCCCGCGCTCCGAAGCCGCTCCCGTCAGTTGATGCACTAAAGAGGGCACTGGAATACTTCCCCGACACAGGCGTCATCGTTTGGCGTCGGCGGGAGGATCGGGGCAAAGACTGGAATGCCCACTACGCTGGGAAAATCGCGGGTTGCAATTCAGGTAATGGTTATTTGCAGATCCGGTTTGAGGGCAAAGGCTATCGCTACCATCGGGTGGCATGGGCTCTGCATCACGGGGAAGATCCTGGCGACAGTCTGATTGATCATGCGGACGGTAACCCGTTGAACAATTGCATCAGCAATCTTCGTCTCGCTTCGCGTTCGGATAACCAACGAAACTGCAAGGCGCAGTCCGCGAAATGGCCCAAGGGCGTCAAGTTCGATCACTCTCGCCAGAAGTTCAAAGCACACATCAGGGTCAACGGCCGTCGCTTTGAAAGCCGGCGCTACGACACACCCGAGCAGGCGCACGAAGCATACAAGGCTATGGCACTGAAGTACCACGGCGAGTTCGCAAGATTTAAATGAGGTCGCGATGGCAAACTACGGACCAGCACTCTTAGATTTCAGCCCTATCGCGAACCTCGGGAATACTTTTCTGAAGGCACGTCGCGAAGCCCAGGAGCACGAGCAAAAGCAGCAGATCCGGCAGACCCTCGCCAGTCTCGGCACGGGGGAGCGGAGCTATGACGACATCGGCAAGACGCTTCTGTCGCTTGGCGAGCTCAATGGCGGCCTTGGCTTCCTCAAGCTCGGTCAGGAGGAGAAGCTGAGAGGAGCGCAGGCTGCGGCAGACCGTGAGGCCTACCGGCTGATCGGCGGCGGCGCGCCCACGTACAGCACATCGACCGGAACGCCTCGCGCCAACATCGACAACGGTGTTCACGTCGCAGAGACGGAAGAGGACGTGCAGCGCCTGGAACGCGCCATGGGCCAGAACACGGCGCCTGACCTCGATAAGGTCGTTCGGACGGTCTATGGCGAGGCCGGCAACCAAGGGGCCATCGGGCAAGCCGCCGTCGCGAACGTCATCGCCAATCGGGCGCAGCAATCAGGCATGACGCCGACTGATGTCGTTCTCGCCAAGGGGCAGTTCGAGCCTTGGTCGGATCCGGCCGCCCGTGCGCGCATGGAGTCGCTTGACCCGAACTCGCCCGAATACAAGCAGATTGCCGAGATCGCTCAAAACGCTCTGTCGGGGCGTGGCGCTGACCCCACAGGCGGGGCGGATCACTTCTACGCACCGAAGGCACAGGCCGCTCTTGGCCGCTCTGCTCCTGCCTGGGACAACGGGTCCGGCCGCGATATCGGCGATCACCGCTTCTTCCGGCTTGGATACGGACCTCAGGGCCCGGTGCAGGTTGCACAGGCCGATATTCCGGCAGCCGGCGCGCGGGAGGCTCAGGGCTTCGCCATCCCTGGCCAGGCGCAGGAAGCGGCTCAGTCTCCGCGCATTGCCAACCTCGAAAGGGCTTTGGCCAATCCGAACCTGTCGGAGAATGCACGTCGCACCCTGCAAGCCCGATTGGATCGAGAGTACAAACTGTTCGATGAGGCCCGGAAGCCAAACGTCACGACGCAGGTAATCAATGGGCGCGTCGTCCTTGTGGATCAGAACGCGCGGACGGCCATGGATATCACGCCTGAGGGCCTGCCTTCGGGCTATCGTCCCATGACCGCGCAGGAAAAGCAGGCATTCGGTATTCCCGAAAACACAGGCGCCATGATCGGCCCGGATGGGAAACCCGCGAGCCTGCCCGGAACTGCCAGCACGAAGGTCGAACTCCCCAAGGCCGAAACCAAGTACGACGAGGGCCAGGGCAAGGACTACAGCGACCTCATGACGAGCCTGCAGAAAGCAGGTCGATCGGCTGCAGGAACGAAGAACACTCTTCGCCTGATGGCGCGCCTTACTGAGGACGAGAACTTCTATTCCGGCTTCAACGGAGAGCGAGCGCTGACCGCGAAGAAGTTCCTTGCTTCTCTTGGCGTTGTCGATCCGAAGGCGACGGCTCCGACCGAGGTATTCAGCAGTCTCGTCAATGATGTCGTGCTCGGCAAGTTGGGCGGCTCACTAGGCGCCGGCGTGTCGAACTCGGACGTTGGCTTCCTCCAGTCCACCGCTCCGAACCTGGCGAACACGAGGGAAGGCAACCGCCTCCTGATCGCCATCACTGAAAAGATGATGGACCGTCAGCATGCGGTGGCGAAGCTCGCACGAGACTACGCCAAGAACAATGGCGGGCGCCTCGATGTCGGCTTCGAAGACGAACCTGCCACTTGGGCTGATCAGAACCCGCTCTTCACCGAGCAGGACTTCCAGGCGGCCCCGGCGGCCATGAACGGTTCCCCCGTCGGACGAACGGCGCTTTCGCCGCTCAATCCGGGCGAGAAGCGTGAGGTTCGTCCGGGCGTCACCATCCAGAGGCTGCAGTAATGGCTAAATTCAGGATCACGCACGAGGGCGGCGCCTACGTTATCGACGCCCCCGACGAGAATGCGGCCATGGAGGCGCTGAACTCGCTTGGGGGCAGCAAGCCGGCCAAACCAGAAGTCGGAGCGCTCCAGGCTGGCAATCTCGGCATCCAGCAGGGCGTGACCCTCGGCTTCGGCGACGAGATCATGGCGGGCGCCATGGTCCCGGCAGAACTCATCAAAGGCGCCATCACAGGCGAGGACAGCGGCAAGGGCCTGGATCGCATCAGCGACGCCTATAGCCGCAATCTCGCCCGAGAGCGCGGAAAGCTGGAAGCCGCTCGTGAGCAGCACCCGGTTATGACTGGCGTGGGCGAGGTGGCGGGCGGTCTGGTGACAGGCGGTCAGCTTGCTCGTGGTGGCGCCACGCTCATGCGGCCGGGGCAGAGCCTGCCGAAGATGGTTGGCGCTGGGGCTGTAGAGGGTGCCGCTTATGGCGCTGTCGGGGGCTTCGGCGAAGGTGAGGGCGGGCTTGAGAATAGACTTTGGGACGCTGGTGGCGGAGCGGTCGCGGGTGGAGCTATCGGCGGCGCTGTGCCTCTTCTCGCCCGTGGTGTCGGCGCTGGCGTGTCGGCTGTCCGCGATCGCATGGCGGCATCCCCTGCACAACGCCTGCTCTTGGAGGATATAGCCGCAGAGGGCGTGACCCCCGCTGAACTCGCGACGCGGCGGCAGGCACTCGGTCCTGAGGGCATGCTCGCCGATACCTCCGAGACGCTCCGTCTCCGGGCTGAGCAACTCGCACAATCCGACAATCCGGCCCGACCCGGGGTCATGGAGGCTCTACAGGGGCGCAATGCTCGCGCCGGGGATCGGATCAACTCGGCATTCGACGAAGCAGCTGGTCCGCGCCCTGACGTGCGGCAGACGCTCGACGACATCATCGCGAGGCGGTCGTCCGAGGCGGACCCGCTTTACAGGCAGTCTCTTGATCGGCCGATAGTCTGGACCGACCGCCTGCAACAGTTCATCGACGATCCAATAATGCGGCGCGGCCTTGCGCAGGGCGTACGCATCCAGCGTCTTGAGGCTCTGGCAGAAGGTCGCCCCTTCAATCCGCACGACTACGCCATCGTGGACTTTGATGCTGCCGGGGATCCCATCGTTGGCCAGGTGCCAAACATGCGGACGCTCAATGTCGCCAAGAAAGGGCTTGACGCTCTAGTCGAGGGCTCTCGGAACCAGTTCGGGCGCCTGACTGAAGAGGGCCGCGCACTTGACCAGGTGCGCCGTTCATTCCTGAGCCAACTCGACGCCATGAACCCTGATTACGCAGCGGCTCGGCAGTCATGGCAGGGGAACTCCGAAGTGCTAGAGGCCTTCCAACGCGGGCGCGAGATTTTCGGCAGCGGAACCCACCCGGATTTCCTCGCGGCAGAGATCAACGATATGTCAGAGGCCGGGCGAGAGGCTTTGCGCCTCGGCGTGCGCGCCGCGGCTGATGAGGCCATGGGGCGGGTTCGCAATGGCGCCCTGAAAGGCCGCACGCTGCTCGACTCCGACTGGAACGAGCGGAAGATCCTTCAGGCGCTCGGTGAAGAGGACGGCCGCGCCCTCATCAACGCCCTGACCGGAGAGCAGGAGATGGCGGCCACGGCCAATCAGGCCCTTGGCAACAGCGCCACCTCCCGCCGCATGGATAACCCCTTCCGGAAGCAGCAGAAGACGGATGACCGGGCCGGGATCGTCAAAAATGCCCTTAATATGCGCTTCGGTGACGCCTTCTCACGCTTGGGCGAATATGCTGGAGATGCTTACGCAGGCCGGCGCATCAGCAATCTCGCTCGGGATGTCGGGCCGCTGCTGACGGCTCGCGGCGCTGAGGCGGATAACGTGGTTCAGGCTCTTATCGACGCTCAGACCCGTCGTTCAGGCGTTCAGTCCGCCGCTCCCGTTCTGGAACAAAGAACTCGGGATCTGCTGTTTGGCGGTGCTCGCGCTCGTCCGCTATCGGTGATGGATCTCGGCGGTTAGAGCGGCGCTCGAACCACATTCCGAGGAAGAAACCGATCAGTGCGCCGAGGGCGCCATATCGAAGGCCTGCCCCCGCGAACTCATCGACCGCCCATCTCACGCCCATCACGTAGGGGATGAGGACGGCAAAGAACAGCACCAGCATAAGCAGGCGCCATTTGTCGAAGATGGGTTCGCGGCTCATTCAGAGAATATGCCTATGAGCTGGGGAGGGTGCAATGACCCTCCCCGTAAGACTTACCAGCGATTGCCGCGATGACGGGTCTCACCAGTCCCATAGTTGTAGTAGTTGCCGGAATTGCGGTTATAGGACCAGGAATTGCCGCTGCTGTCCGTCCCGTAGGTCGTGCTGCCAGAGCTGCGGGAATTCCAAGAGCTCCCCGTGTTGGAGTTATAGCCGCTGCTGTAGCCGCCCGAGCCATAGTAGCAGTTGCCGTAGCGGTCGCACTTCGCAAAAGCGGACGTTGAAGCGAGCAGAGTTGCCGCCCCGATCAGAATACCAACGATCTTCATATCAGCCTCCCAGGTGAGGCCGGAACATTAGCAGTTCCCGGGAAGAAAACGACTCAACCCAAAGTATAGGCCGCATCACCTGGCGGCTTTCTATGGAGCCTCCATGGCCAATACAGCCCCCTATGAGGTGAACGTCACCGGTACGGACGACGAGACGTTCCTCTTCGCACTCCCGTTCGAGAACTCGGACGGCACAGCCTTTCCCTTCGCCGATTATGAAATCGAATACTCCCTCAAGGAGAGAGGCGGGGCGCGCCTGCTCCTGACCCAAGGGAACGGTATCTCGATCGATAACGGGAGCGTCGTTTTCAGTGCCGCCCGCCCCATGGGACGCGGCACCTATGAGCATGGCTGCCGGGTGCGCCGGATCGTAAACGGTCAACTGGTTCAAGTCTTCGACGGCACGGTCACCATCGGTGAGGGGAATTTCTAATGCGCGTCCAGATCCGCCCGCGTGGTCCATCCTCTGTCAAACTTAAGTTCACGCCTGGACTGCCTGGCCCTCAGGGGATCCAGGGCATTCAGGGAAGTCTTTGGTACTCGGGGAACGGGGCGCCGAGCGCGGCCTCTTACCGTGTCGGTGATTGGTATCTGAACATTGCCACTGGCGATGTCTACGAGAAGACAGCCGACGCCGCCTGGACCTTCCGCGATAATCTGACTGGCCCTCAGGGGCTTCAAGGCATCCAGGGTATTCAGGGCCTAAAGGGCGATCCGGGTATCCAAGGCATCCAGGGTATTCAGGGTGTCCAAGGTGACAAGGGTTGGTCCCCTGTCCTGGCTGTCGTGACTGACAGCACCCGGCGCGTGCTGCAGGTTGCTGATTGGGCCGGTGGGGCAGGGACTAAGCCTGCAACCGGGGGCTATATCGGCGCAACGGGCTTGGTGGCGGCGATCGCAAACGCCGTAGACATTCGCGGCCCAGCTGGCCCGCCGGTGAGTGTCGACAGCATAGACAACACGTTGCTGGCCAATATGGCTGTCAACACGATCAAGGGGCGTGTCACGGCAGGAACGGGCGATCCCGAGGACCTGACGCCCGCACAGGTCAAGACGGTCATCGGTAGCGCGAGTGAGGCCGCGACGGGTGTTATCGAGATCGCCACCCAAGCCGAAACGAATGCCGGCACAGACGATGTGCGCGCCGTCACTCCCAAAAAACTGCGAGCCGGCTTTGCGATTAGCCTTGGAGTTAATGGTTACATTGCACTCCCTACCTGGCTGGGCGGCTTGGTTTTCCAATGGGGCGCGTCCTTAAATGCGGCGAGCGACTATCGCGTGACCCTTCCGATGGCTTTCCCAACTTCATGCTTGGGTGTGTTTATGAACCAGACCTATAGTGTCGACCCCTCACAGTTTATTGGGATTTCCACAAGCGGCCTTACAACGACGGGGTTTGACATAAGAGGTCGAAATCTCCTGAACGGCGGTTCGCTCACTGTCCAGGGCAATATTCCTGTGGTCTGGTTTTCGCTGGGATATTGATGATGAGCAAAAAAGCGGTCTTTGACGAGAACGGGCTCCCGCTGGGGTTCTATGATCAGAGCATCCATGGCGATGCCATCCCGGCAGATGCGATCGAGATCACTAACGAGCAGTGGCGCGAGTTCATCGACCATCAGGGACAGCGCAGGTTCGTAGACGGCGAGGTTGTCTCATATGAGCCGCCCCCGCCGCAGGCTCCTCCGAGCCGTATCTACAAGGCTCCCATGTTCCGCAAGATGACGGATGCCGAGTATGAGGCTTATCTGCAGATCAGGGGCGGCTTCCCACCGCGGCTACAGGCGATCTTCGACGCGGCTGAGTATCTGTCACCGGATGATGAGTTCTGGCCGGATCTCGTTGCTGCTGCCGAACAGGCATACGGCGTTGAACGGGCCGCCGAGATCCTAGCCCCGAACGCCTAAACCCTCCCCACATCACGAGGACATCATGACCACCGAGACATTCGGGCGGGCGCTTTCGCTCGTCCTCAAGCACGAAGGCGGGTACGTCGATCATCCGAAGGATCCGGGCGGCGCCACCAACCGAGGGATCACGCTGACAACCCTAAGTGCTTGGCGAGGGCGCAGGGTCTCCAAGGCAGAGGTCAAAGCCCTCACCGTAGAGGAGGCCGGTGCTATCTACCGAGCCAACTACTGGAATGTAGTGAAGGGCGATGATCTGCCAGCCGGCCTGGATTATGCAGTCTTCGACTTTGCTGTGCTCTCGGGTCCTGCGCGAGCTGCAAAGCATCTTCAGGCCTTGGTTGGGACCAAGGCCGATGGGGTGATTGGCCCTCAGACCCTGGCGGCGGTGCGAGCTGGACAGCCAGCCGATCTCGTCCGGAAGCTGACCAAGTCTCGGTTTGAGTTCCTCTCCTCACTTCCGACCTGGCCGGTCTTTGGCAAGGGCTGGCGTTCGCGAATTGTGGGGGTAGAGCAGCAAGCGCTCGCCATGATCACAGCGCCCGCCGCTCCTGCTCCAGTGCCACCACCACCCGGCTCTGAACGCGCTCCAGCGCCCCCCCCTCCCGGCATCGACCCTGCTCCGGTCCCCGTCTCCCAGCCCGCCACTTCAGGCGGGCTTTTTGCTGCCCTCAAAGGCCTCCTGGAAGCCCGTTTCGGAAAGAAGGCATGATGTCACCGATCATTGGCTTGCTCCTTCAATACGCTCCCGAGTTGATCGGCATGTTCGCCGGCGACAGGGCGGGCGCCGCAGCCGGCAAGGTCGCCGATGTCGCCAAGGTTGTGTTTGGGACAGATGACCCGAAGGCGGCACAGGCCCAAATCCAGGCGGCTCCGAAGCTTGCCGAAGTCTTTGTCGAGCAGGCCAGGCCCGCCCTTGAGGTCTTCCGTCTGGAACTCCAGGACGCGCAATACGCCCGGCAGCAGGCGATCCCCCTGGCGCAAACCGGCCCGGCGATCTCCTGGGGAGCGCCGCTCGTCTCGATCCTGGTCACGGTGATGTTCGTCGGTGCTCTGTACCTTGTCCTATCCCTGCCTCTCGCCCTGGACGAACGACAGGCGACCGTCGCCAACATCCTGCTCGGCGTCCTCGGGGCGGCCATGACGCAGGTGATCAACTACTGGCTCGGCAGTTCATCGGGCTCCAAGCGGTCGGGCGACGCCGTTCGGACCATTGCCGAGCGGGCCATTGCTGAGACGGTCCTGCCCCGAAAGGTGGGGCCTTAAGAATGCAGTTCAGCTGGGACATCAACCTCTCAACCATCTTCATGATCGGAGGGACTGCGCTCGCCCTCATACGGTTCTGGATCCAGGCAGAGCAGAAGGCCGTCCAAGCCGACAAGCGGGCTACCGCGGCTGAGGAGAAAGCGGACAAGGCTCACGAGAAGATCGCCATCCTGCAGGCTTCCGTGAATGCCTATCAGGTCACCCAGGCGGAGCGCCTCGTCTCTCGAGAGGTTCTGCGAGAGGTTGAGGGACGGCTGGCAGGCTCGATCGAGAAGCTCGGAGACCGGCTGGACAGTCTGCTTCGGGAGGTTATCCAGCACCGGGGAGAGTAGGGACCATCCACCCTTGCCGCCAAGCTTCCCGACTCTATGTCGTGCCCTCCCAGGAGATGCGGCACATCACCTGAAAGGCCTCGTCGGCTCACGCTGGCGGGGCTTTTACGATCTCCACCCCGGCGGCATAGGCAGATCCTTGTAGGGCACGCCCCAAGCCGCATTCCGCACGGCATCTGCCTTCACGCCATAGAGGCGGCCGATCTTGGTCCATCTCCTGTCGCCCACAGCATAGCGTAACCGGATATCGAGAACCTGCTCGACGGTCAGCTTGTGGGAGTTCTTCTTGGGCCTGCTCATCCGTATTCGACTCAACGAGAACGAATAAGGAACATGGCGCTTGAGCAGGAGTGAAGTCGAGTCCTAGCAATAGGGGTGGGGGGGAGGCTGTGGAAACAGTGGATAGTGGCTGCCGCTCGTTCTCGGCTATTCCTTAGTTCCTTCTAGAGGGGGAAGGACGGGCGTCCCGGCTAAAGCCGTCGCGCTGGCAGGCTTCGCCCTCAGCTCCTTCGGATCTTCGCCGTTCCGGTGCTCATCGCTGACGCGGAGGGCGGCGCCGATCATTTCAGCCCATACCCCGCGTGCCCACTTCCTGCACTCGCCCGTTCCGCAAGCGTCGACCATCCCCTCTGTCGGCTCCCGCATGGCCTCAATGGCTAGTCGGGCAGCTCTGTAGGCCCTTCGCTTCTCCTGCGGGTGGTCGTCATTGTCGAACATGCGGCTTGCGAACTCGCCATCGTCAGGATGGTAGTTCGTGCTGAAAATGGCCCTCGCAACCTTCTCCACCATCTCACTCATAGCCACCTCCAACCCTGCGATTGCGTGATCCCTGCATTGCGCTACGAGCGCGAAGCGCGGAGGTCACATAATAAAATCTCATTTCATCCTCCCAGCAGCGATAGGGGAAGGGAGGAACGGCGCCCACATCGTCATGGCGTATTCGAACCTGGGTTGGAGCCATTCCTTGATCGCCGCCTCATCGGCCCGGCAGACATGGACTTCCGCCGAGAGAAGCAGGGCTTTCCGCTGACCAACGAACTGAACGAGGAAGCGGGCGTGGCGGTAATAGTCGTCGCCACTGTACTCCCCGAGATCCCAATCGCTGCCCTCGCGCCAGTCCCACCGGACCACGTAGTTGTAATCAAGGCCCGAGTCGCCCCATTCGCTCAGAAACTCAGCCCATGATTTGAACTCGGTATGGCAGTCGCGGGCGTAATAGTTGCCCTCGGTCATGTAATAAGGGTGCTTAGCCTGCCAGAGGTGTCCGCTCATCCCGTTCTCCCGGATACAAGAGGGGCGGGGAGAGCGGCAATGAACGTCATCCCGTTCTCGGCGCAGTAGCGGCGGAAGGCTGGTTCGTGGAGTTCCCCAGGCTTCATGTCGATGGCATGCCCTAGGGTGCCTCCCTTCCATGATCCCTTGCGGCGGCCGGTCCCGCCCGAGAACTGGATGTCGAGCGAACGGCGGATCTTCGGGGCTCGGAAGAACGATAGCCACTTGAACCAGCCGGTCCCGAAGCGCCATTCCCGCTCCTCGATCCGGGTCTTGGCGGTCAGTTCCTCCCCGTCATAGTCCGTGAAGGCGAACGTCATTGACGGGCAAGCCTCTTGAGCGGCGTGGATGGCCTCCCAATCATAGCCTCGGCCAAGCCGCATATCCCTTTCGGGCTCCGTCCAGAAGTGCTCTCCGTCAAGCCCGTACATGCTGTGGCGAACGTGCCGCCATTGCGTCCAGGGCAGGAACTTCGACCAGCTCTTAGTCGTGCTGCTGTCATGGGTCTGAGGGCCAAGGAAGACCTGTAGGAACCCTTCGGAGCACGAGAAGCCGTATTCTCGCTCGTGCGTGTCCCAGTACCAGTCCCGGCCAAGGCGGGCGACCGTCGCCGCATCCCAGGAGGTGGCAAAGACCTTCTGGCGCCATGGCTTGATGATCGGGGGCAGGGCGACAATCAAAGTGTGCCCGAATGCGCTCGCCCTCAGGCGGCACCCCGGATAATCGTCATCGTCCCCAGAGCCAAGCACGAGGGCAAGGCGCTTGTACTGCCGCTCTCGCGCGTAGGTGAACGGGCCAAAGTAGCGGTCGTTGTCGCTCCAGCGGATTGCTCTGCTCAT